GGCAACCTCGCGACGGCGCAGGTTTCGGACCGGGGTCATTCGACCGATGGCACGGGGTGTGACGCCGGGGTCCGGCGGCGGTTCACGAGGGATCGCGATCCCGTCTCGCCGGGGTCCGCCAGGGATGCGCGCTGGGATCCGTGGGGTTTTGTCGTGGATGTCGTCTCGGTGAGGGAAGCATGCGAGGACCGAAACCCATGCCGACGGCGATCCGGATGCAGCGCGGCAATCCCGGCCGCCGGCCGATCAACACGCGGGAACCGACGCCGGATCCGCTCGATCTCGAGGCGCCGGCCTCCCTGTCGCCGGCGGCGGCCGTCGAATGGGCGCGCCTGGCGCCGATGCTGGCGGCGCGTGGCCACGTGACCGCCGCGGACCGGGCGGCCTTCATCGGGTATTGCGTCAAGTTCGCGCAGTGGGACGCGCTCGAGGCGGCGGCGCGCCAGGCCCCGTTTGTCGTGACCGCACCCTCGGGCTATCCCATCCCGAATCCGGCGATCGGCATGGCGAACAAGGTGTTTACGCTGCTGTTGAAAGCGGCCGCGGAGCTCGGGTTGACACCGTCCTCCCGCTCCCGTGTCCAGGCCGTCAAGGAACCGGATGCCGCAAGCCCGCTCGCCAAACTCCGCGCCAAAGCGGCCGCCGTCCAGGCGCTCCGCCGCGTCAAGTAGCGGACTCGGACCCTGGTCCCGGTTCCGGCATCGGGTGGACACCTACGCGCGCCGGGTCCTGGGGGATCCGCGGGCTGGCGCGCCGATCGTCGCGGGGCCGCACGTCCGCGCGGCCTGTCAGCGGCATCTGGCCGATCGCGTCCTGGCGGCGCACCGCGGCGGCCATCCGCGCGGCCTGGCGTTTGTCCCAGCGGCCGCGGACGTGGCGATCGGGTTCTACGAGAAGGTCCTGCGCCTCCCGGATACGCGGGACGCTGCCGGCGATCCGAAGCCGTTCCGCCTCGAGCCGGCCTTGGCCTTTATCGTTGGCTCCCTGACCGGCTGGATCGGTGCCGACGGGTACCGGCGGTACCGCGAGGCGTACATCGAGATGGGCAAGGGCAACGCCAAGACGCCACTCCTGGCGGGCCTCGGCCTCTTCGGCCTGACGATGGACGGCGAGACGGCGCCGGAGGTGTACGCCGCGGCCGTGACGCGGGACCAGGCGCGGGTGATGTTCCGGGACGCCGAGCGCATGGTCGACGCCTCGCCGGCGCTCGCGGAGCTGGCGATTGTCCGCACGGTCAATAACTTGGCCGCTGGCCTCGGGTTCTTCCGGCCGTTCAGCCGCGATCAGGGCGTGAAGTCCGGTCCGCGGCCGCACATGGCGCTGATCGACGAAGTCCACGAACACACCTCGCCGGAAGTCATTCTGAAGATGAAAGCCGGCTTCAAGTTTCGCCGGCAACCGCTCGCGGCGTACATCACCAACAGCGGCTTCGATCGCACGTCCATCTGCTGGCAGCTGCGCCAGCATGCGGAGCGCGTCCTGGCCGGCGCGCTCGAGGACGATCGCTTTTTCGCCTACGTGTGTGCGCTGGATGACGGAGAGGATCCGCTCGAGGACGAGGCCTGCTGGATCAAGGCCAATCCGCTCCTCGGCGTGACGATTACGCCGGAGTACCTCCGCCGCCAGGTCGACAACGCGCGGCATCTGCCCAGCGAACGAAACACGGTCCTTCGCCTCAACTTCTGTGTCTGGACGCACACGCATACGCGCGCGATCGATCTCGCCTTGTGGGACGCCTGCGATCCGCGGCCGCCGGATCGCGATCTGGTCGGCCGGCCGTGTTATGGCGGGCTCGACCTCGGGCAGTCCGACGATTTCACGGCGTGGGCGCGTGTCTGGGAGCTCGCAGACGGCGGCCTGGCGGTGAAGATGCGGTTCTGGATTCCCCAGGCCACGCTGGCGAAATATCCCGGCCGGCCGTATGGCGACTGGCAACGCGCCGGGCTGCTGACGATCACGGAAGGCAACACGACCGACTATGACGTCGTCGAAACAACGGTCGCGGCGGACTGCGCCGCGGACGGGATCCGGGAAGTCGCCTACGACAAGCGCTTCGCGGAACAGATGGCGCAACATCTGGCCGGCGCCGGGATCACGATGGTGAACACGCCGCAGGGCTTCGGCCTGAACGAAGCGATCCGCAAGAAGCTGGAGCTCATTACGACCGGCGCGCTTCGCCACGGCGACGACGCGATCCTCGGGTGGATGGCGACGAACTACGTCCTCCGCCACGGCACCAAGGGCGAAGTCCGGCCGGACAAGGAACACGCTGGCGATAAGATTGACGGACAAGTGGCGCTCGACATGGCGATCGATCGGCTCGTCCGCCGGCCTGTGACGAAACCGCCGCACTATCAGATTTTTGTCTTTGGGGGCGGCGCCTGATGACGCGGCCGCGCGGCCGGCCCCCGCTCGATCCCACGGGGCATCCCTCCGCCGCCGTGCATCTGAAACTCGTCACGATGGATTTCGATCGCGCGGCGTATCTGGCGCGCGTCCGCCGGACGAGTATCCAGGCCGTGATCCGCGCCGGCCTGGCGCGGCTGCTGCACGACGAATTCAGAAACCTAAAATCGACCGCGCGCGGCTGAGGGTGCAAGACTGCGCCGCATGTGGCGCGCCGCCTCGGTCCTCGAGCTGAAATCGTTCGATGACGAACAGCGCATCATCGAAGGGATCGCCACGACGCCGACGCGGGACCACGCCGGCCATCACGTCGATCCGCTCGGCGCGGAATTCCGCCTGCCGCTGCCGCTGCTCTGGCAACACGATCAGAAACAACCGATCGGGGAAGTGATCGCGGCGTCGGTCACCGACGCCGGGATTGCCATCCGCGCGAAACTCGCCCGGATTGACGAACCGGGACGACTGCGCGATCGGCTCGAGGAGGCCTGGCAGTCCATCAAGGCCGGGATTGTCCGCGGCCTGTCGATCGGGTTCCTGCCGATTGATGCGACACCGATCAAGACCGCGAGCGGCTGGGACCTGAAGATCCGGAAATGGCACTGGGGCGAATTGTCGGCGGTGACAATTCCCCAGAATGCCGAGACGACGATTACCGTCGTGAAAGCGGCCGCGATGGGCCATCACTCGCCCGGCGTTTCGGGCGCACGCAAGGACGTCCCGATGACCATCACGGAACAAGTCACGCAGTGGAGCACGACCCGGGCGCCGAAAGCGGCGCGCCTGGCGGAGCTGATGAGCAAGTCCGCCGACAAGGGCGAGACGCTGAACGACGCGGAGGCGCAGGAATTCGACGGCCTCGAGCTCGAGATCAAGAGCATTGACGCGCAGATCACGCGCCTCCGCGCGGCCGAAGCGCTGCAAGCGGCGCCGACGCCGATCACGCCGGTAACGTCGATGGCGCAGGCGAGTGCGCAACGCGCCGGGACGCCGGTAATCACGGTGAAAGCGACCGTCCCGCCGGGGACTGCGTTCGTGCGCTACACGTGCGCGATGCTCGCCTGCAAGGGCAACATGTTCGAGGCGAGCGAATACGCGGCGCGGCGCTGGGCCGATTCGACGCCCGAAGTCGCGCTGCAGCTCAAGGCGGCCGTCGCGCCGGGCACCGTGACCGATGCCACGTGGGCCGGGCCGCTCGTCAATCCGTCGATCGCCGCGGACTTCATCGAACTGTTGCGGCCGGCGACGATCCTCGGCAAAATCCCGGGGCTCCGCAACGTCCCGTTCAACACGAAAGTGCCGTCCCAGACGGCCGGCGGCACGTATGGATGGGTGGGCGAGGCGAAGCCGAAGCCGGTGACCAAGCTCGCCTTCAGCGCGGAAACGCTCGGCATCACGAAGGCCGCCGGGATCATCATCCTGACGGAGGAGCTCGTCCGCCTGTCGAATCCCTCCGCGGAAGCCCTGGCGCGGAACGACATGATTGCCGGGATCGCGCGGTTCCTGGATTCGCAGTTCATCGATCCGGCGATCGCGGCCGTGACCGGCGTCAATCCCGCCTCGATCACCAATGGCGCGCCGACGGCGGCCGCCACGACGAATCCGCTGGCGGACGTGATGACGCTGCTCAATTACTTCGCCACGAACAACGTCCCGATCGACGGCGTCACGCTGATCATGTCGCAAGCGAACGCGCTGGCGCTGTCGTTCAAGAACAACAGCGACGGCAGCCCGGTGTTTCCCGGCGTCGGCGTCAACGGCGGATCGTTCAAAGGGATCAACATCGTCACCAGCCAGGCGGCCGGGACGAACGTGATCGGCGTGCAGCCGTCCTTGATCCTCTACGCGGACGATGGCGGCGTGACGATCGACATGTCGCGGGAAGCGTCGGTGCAGATGGATTCGGCGCCGGCGAGTCCACCCGATGCGACGACCGTGCTCGTGTCGCTGTGGCAGAACAACCTGGTCGGCCTCCGCGCGGAACGGTTCGTCAATTGGAAGCGCGTCGGACCCTCGGTCATGTATCTGACGGCGGCGGCCTATCCGGCGCCGGCGGAACTGCCACCGGTCACGCCGTAACGGCCGTGCAGGTGTTCGGCTGGACGATCACGCGGACCAAAGCCGCCCCGACGCTGGCGCCCATCGTGCGTGCCCGCGGCGGCGGCGGCTGGTGGCCGCTGATCATCCGCGAACCGTCCACGGGCGCGTGGCAGCGGAACGAGGAGATCCGGCCGGAGCTCGCGTTGGCCTACGCGCCCGTCTTTGCCTGTACCACGCTGATCGCCTCCGACATCGGCAAACTGCGCCTGCGCCTGGTGCAGCAGGACGAGGATGGCATCTGGCACGAAACGACGAATCCCGCCTGGTCGCCGGTCCTGCGGAAACCAAATCACTATCAAACGACGCAGAAGTTTCTCGAACAGTGGATCACGTCGAAGCTGATTCACGGCAACGCCTACGCGCTGAAACAGCGGGACGAGCGCGGCGTCGTCCGCGCGCTCTATCTGCTGGATCCGACGCGCGTGACGCCGCTGGTGGCGCCGGATGGCGCCGTGTTCTATCGCCTCGATCGGGATGATCTGTCCGGCGTGACGGAGGGCGATCCGCGGCCGGCCGTGCCGGCGAGCGAGATCATTCATGACTTGATGGTGGCGCTCTTTCATCCGCTCTGCGGCGTGTCCCCGATCTTTGCGTGCGGCCTGGCCGCGAGTCAGGGCCTGGCGATTCAACGGACGTCCAGTTCGTTTTTCAGCAACGGATCCACACCCGGCGGGATCGTGCTCGTCCCGGGCGATATCAGTATCGAGACGGCGCAGCAGCTCAAGACGTACTGGGACACGAACTACAGCGGCGTCAACGTCGGCAAGGTCGCCGTCCTCACGAACGGGATGACCTATCAGGCGACGAGCGTGAACGCGACGGACGCGCAATTGATCGAACAGTTGAAATGGTCCGGCGAAACCGTCTGCACGTGCTACCACGTCCCGCCGTCGATGGTGAACATTGGGCCGCTGCCGCCGTACGCGAACAGTGAACCGCTCGTCCAGCAGTACTACTCGCAATGCTTGCAGGCGCTGATCGTCGCGCTCGAGACGAGTCTCGACGAAGGCCTCGAGCTTCCGCGGCCGTACGGGACGGAGCTCGATATCAGCGATCTCATCTGGATGGACACGGACACGCGCACGAAAGCCGCGGGCGATGCGATCGGCGCCGGCGCCATGTCGCCGGATGAGGCGCGCAAGACCTACTTCGGCCTCGGGCCGGTCCCGGGCGGTGACACGCCGTACATGCAGCAGCAGTACTTCAGCCTGGCGGCGCTGGCGGAACGGGACGCGGAGCAACCCTTCGCCAAACCGGCGCCGGCCGCGCCGCCGACGCCGGCGACGCCTGAGGACGACGACGAGGATCTCAACGTGGCCGCCTTCGCCGTGACGTTGGATCGGAAGAGCCTGGAGTTCT